ATTGCGTTAAAAACTTTTTCTAGATAACCTTGTGTTTCACGTGGAAGTTGTGCAACATTCATTTGGCCTTGATTACGAGCCATGTTCTGATCAACACGACCTGGGCCAGCATTATAAGCGGCTGCGGCCGCACGTTCATCACCATTGTATTTCTTTAATAGTGCTTGATAGTATTCTTGACCTACACGATTGTATTCTTCTGGAGTTTGTGCTTGTGCTGGACGAATGCCAAAACCTGGCTGTGCCGCTGTTGCAGGCATAACTTGGTTTCTAAACATTGCGCCAGCTGGACTTGTAATTGGACGTCCTTGAGCATCAAAGTCTCTGTTGCCAGATTCAACTTGTTGCATACGACCAAACGTATTTGGACTTACTGGAGCAGCCACAGGAGCTGGTTGAGCAGCCATTGGTGGTCTTACTGGTGCTGGAACTTCTTGTGTTGTTTTAACAGTTTGTGTGCCATCAGCACGTGTAATAACTTCTTGTTTCTGAACTTGTGCTTGTGCGGCTTCACGTTCAGCCTTTTCTCTGGCTAAACGTTCTTCTTCAGTTTCGTATTCGCCAGCCACGTTGCCCATTGCGTCATATAAGATTGCCATATTGTTTTCCTTTAACCGCCCATTCCTGGTAGACTTATTCCTTTAAAGTCAAGTCCAATCTTATCTGTAACACCACCTTGTGTGCCACGGAAATCAGGATTGTAAGAAGCGGCTGGTGTACCAAAGATAACTGACGCATATTTGTTGTATAAGTCTTGTGGAACCATACTTGCTGTAACTGCGTTACCAGCGGCACCCAATGCTTGTCCAATACCGCCTTGTCCAAGTTGTGCAAGTTGATTTGCAACTGCGGCACGTTGACCAGCAATTTGTTGTTGGATGTTTGCGGCTGTTTGCATTTGTGCGGCTTGTGTTGAACCAGCCAATGCACGATCAGCAAGTGCTTGACGTGCTGAACCTAAACCGCCAGCACCACCAAATGCACGTTGTTGCATTTCTAAGTTTTGTTGATACTGTGCTTGTGCTGGCGCAAGTGCTGCCATTACTTGAGCACGTTCATAGTTGGGATCAAACAGTGTTTGTAATCCTGTGATACCTGTGCGTAGTGCTGATTCACCAGTGCCACCTAATGCTTGTTGTGCTTGATAAGCCATTTCAGCTTGGTTTTGTGCGGCATTGGCTACACCACCAGCGGCTCTATTGTAAATGTCTGTAGCACCACGAACTGCGCCAGTATATGTTGGAGCAATCGTCTTGGTGAAGAATTCTGTCTGAGCGGCAATCTGAGCACGTTGCTCTGGTGTTAACACTGCTTGCGATGTTGTAGTGCTTTTACTCATGTTTTTCCTTTAATATTTCAACTAACACTATTTAACCTTAGCGTCCTGGCATCGTTGGCAACAGGCCTGCGTATGGATTTCCACCTTGTGTTAGTTGTAATAATTGTTCTGGTGAAATAGGAGTGTACATCTGTTGTAGACCCCATGGTGTTGCTGGTAACTGTGGATTGTAAGCTGGATCATAACCAGGTCCTGGCTGATACGCTGTCTTGCTCCAATCAAACTGTGCTTGAACTGGGCTGGTTGTTACATAGTCACGAGCGCCTGGCATAAAGCCTGGGTTCAAGCCTTGTGCTGTGTTTGGCATTGTGACTTGACCAAAACTGTAGTTACCAACACCGCCGCCGCCGTATGGATCTACAGGACCCTTAGGCTCTGGTGGAATGTATGGTACTGGCACGTATGGTGCTGGTGTAGTAGGAGTAGTTGGCTGATTCTGTGGCAAGTTAGGATTGCTACCTGGCACATAAGGATTACCGTCTGTGTCAGTTGAACCAATTACGTTGCCATCTTCATCATAGGTAATAGTTGAGCCGTCATCAAACTTAACTGTCTTAGGACCTTTTTGTTGATTCTGTGGCAAGTTAGGATTGCTACCTGGCACATAAGGTGTACCATCACTGTTAGTAGAACCTACTACGTTGCCGTTCTGGTCGTATGTAATTGTAGAACCGTCATCGTATGTAACTGTTCTGTTACCACCTGTTGGGGCGCCAATACCTGACTCCATACCAAAGTCATAAACAGGACCTGTATCAGTTGCTGGTGTTGAAGCAAGCACAGCACCTGTTGTACGATCAATGGTAATTGTAGAACCATCATCGTAAGTGTATGTTTCACCGTTAACAGGAGGTGTTGCAGGTGTTACTACGCCTGGTGTAGTTGGTGCTGGAGTAACAGGTTGTGTTGTCAATGCTGGATTGCTACCTGGAACATAAGGTGTGCCTTCAGTTGTAGTAGAACCAACAACTTCACCGCCTGGACCAGTTACCAATGTTGAACCATCATCAAATATTTGTGTGTTGCCACCAGGTGGTTGCACTGGACGTGCTACTTCAGCTGGAGGCGTTGTGCTTGGTGCAGGTGTTGTAGCTTTAGGTCCTGGTGCTGTACCTAAGTCACGTTGAACTGTGCCAGCATCAAAATCTGGTGTAAAGTATTTTACAGTCTTAAAGCTTGAACCAGTTGTCAAGTCCTTAACAATGCTGTCTACTGGACGGTTTGACCAACCTGAAGCGGCTGCGGCTACTTTTGGATCCACACCTGCCATTAACAAGTTGTCTTTGATCTGTGCGTTGCTTAGACCTTGTGCTTTTAATTGTGCTACGTCTTCAGCAATGAAACGTGCATCTTCAATACGCTGAACAGTTTCAAGTGCGTCTACGTTACCACCACCAACAACTGAGTTCTGAACACCAGTTTGTTTGTCAGTGTATAAGTTCTTGTTAGCGCCTGCGGCATTAGATAGTTTAACAGCAATGTCAGCGGCACTTACACCATCAACGGCCAATTTGGCGGCTGTTTGTGCTGTGGTTGAACTTAGACCAGTTGCTTGTAGTGTTTGTCTAATTTGTGATTCACTTAGACCTTGCTTGGCCAATGACTCAGCGTCAGCGGCTGCGAAACTTGCATCATCAAATGCTTGTTGTGTAATCTTTGGATTGGTAATCTTACCTGAGTTGATAGCTTGGTTAGCAATCTGACCTAAGTATGAAGCGGCACCACCTGTTGCGGCTGATTTTAAAATGTCTGCTACAGTACCACCACGTAGTGCAGTTAAGCCACCAGCAAATGTTGCTGAGCCAATAACGTTGGTTAACACTGGACTTGTAACGCCAACTGCGCTGCCAACATACTTGCCCAACACTGGAGTTAGGTATGTTCCTAAGCCTGACAGTGCGGCACTTTTTAATACGTCTTTTGCTGAGCCACCTGATAGTGCTGTAACACCGCCAGCTAACACTGCGGAACCAACAACAGGAGCAAGTGCGGCTGATGCACCAACTGCTGTACCAATTGCTGGAATCAATGCTGGAGCAAAAATAGCAACAGCAGGCAACACAAATGGTGCTACCTTTTTAACAACCTTTTTAACACCGTTCCACAAGTCAGAGAAGAAACCATATTCTGGCAAGCCTGTTGCTGGGTTAACGGTGCCAGTACCGCCCATTTGTTTAAGCATAGCGGCTTCTTCAGAATTGATGTGAGCCAGCATGGTGTCACCGTTACGTCCCATGTTGGCCATTTGCGCCATTTGCTCTGGACTTACTGGACCCGCTACGGCACCAGCTTCAGGAGCAGGAGGTGCATTCTCACCTTCCTCAATCATGCTTTCTGCTGTGTTACCAATAGCAACCATAGAACTAAGTTCTTGGAAGTCTGGTTCAGTTGGTATTTCTGATTCTTCTAAGCCTTGTGAGCGTAGCCAATCCTGAAACTCTGGAAAGCGGCTTGGGTCTGTGATTACTGCTTCAGCCCAACGTCCAATGTCAGCTAAGACTTCAATAGGCAAGTTTTCTTCACGAAGTATTTCAGCAATGGCTTGACGACTGGCCAAGCCTTCTTCTTCTGTGAATTGTTGTGGTTGTTGGTTATTCATATTCATCCTATATTTAGCGGTTACTCTTTTACCACTTGGCATGATAAACTGCGGTATCCTAATTCACACTGTGTAATCACAGCGTCACTGCCAGGGCTGGGTACAAATTCTACTTCTAATATGTAACGATAGTAGCCTGGCGGTGGTGTGTCAATAATGCTGGTAAACAGAGTATCAATTGGCTCTAATGTTACTGTGCCTGATGTTACTCCACTTACTGTTAAATTCATGTCATTGCCAGGTGTTGCACCACCTAATAAGTTTCCTGGAACTACCAGTGTATCACCTACGTCGTAACCTTCACCGCCTGATACAACTTTGATAGAAGTATTACTGATACTGTAAATGGTAGCACCAGTTGGGAACTGTGTTATTTCTAACGACAAGTTAGAACCTGAACCTGTAACTGTTGTTGGGTTAACTGTGTAAACTATTGGATATGTCACAGCAGAGGCTGCTTTGTTACCACTATATGCTAATGCTGTGTCAGATGGTACACTGTTTTCTGTTGGGTCCAATGTGGCAAAATTGTATGTGCGATACGCAACTGCTACTGGAGCATCAAATATAAAGTCTGGATTGGCTGGGTCATTAGATGGAAAGCCAACATAACGATTAACAGCAACGTTATAAAACATTTGTGAAGTCAATGAAGCTTTGTATGTAATTGTGTTCAGCACTTGTGCAGAAATAAACACACGGTCAGAAGCTGAGTTTACAGTTACACGTGCATCACCATCTGTTGAATTGTATCCACCAAACAAACTTAGGCCTACAGTACCACCTGAGCCAGTTCCTGGATCTGGATATGGTGTGTTAGTTCTTGCAATAACATACGTTGATGTGCATTCAGCAACACCAATAGGACTGTAAGTGCCATCATAAAGGCTAGGTGTTACACCGTTAACTTCAATGCGTGAGCCCAATGGAAATGGTGCAACGCCATCAGTGTAGTTGCCACCAATAGCAGTAGATGACACCGTTTGAGAAATTGACACACGCCAAGTTGAACCTGAACCTGAACCAGAAATGTTGCTTACAATCTTAGTGCCAGCGGCAACGCCTGACCCTGTAACATATTGACCAACACCAACGGTACCTGATGTTAAAGTGCCAATGGTCAGCACAAAACCAGCAATGCTTGAACCAGTGCTGGCAAATGTTTCAAATGTAAACTTCCAAGTGTTAGGATCTAATCTTTCTGACGTGCCTAATGGAATAGGTTCTACATATACAACCACTGGTGCAGTTGAAGTAAATGGCACACGGAAGTTGCCAGTTAGATAACCAGTTTCACTTACGCTGACACCAGAGAAGTTTTGTCCCAGTCCTGCTGGGCCACTTAGCACATAGTTTAACGCTTCAGCAATGCCATCACTGTCAGTACGTTCTACAGGATACTTTGCCATTAACGGTCATCCTCAGTTTGTGTGTACTGCCATGTCACTGCTGTGCATAGCCAAATGTTTGAATCTGAACTGTTGCCAATTTCTAAACTGTTAACACGGAAAGCATTTTGGTTAATCTGTGTCCATGGATTGTCAGTGTTGGTTGCCATTGTGATTGCAGTAGAAGCCGCTGGAGCTTGTCCAACTGAGTTGGCACCTTCAACTGTAACACTTACGTTACCAATACGTCCTGTATTAACTGCGGGGTCAATAGGTGTACCAACTGCAAAAATGTTAATAACTTCTGGCATGATACGATGCACTAACAGTTTGCCTGAATAGTCTTCTAGCATCTTAATGTTGTCACGACGGAAGTATGAAGTAATAGGCAACGTAACACCATTGGTGTCATCTAAGAAAAAGTATCCAACGTCCTTTTGTACAACTCGCACATCTTCATCACCGCGAGCGTAAACAACTAAACGACTACCTGGATCGTATGTAAACGTTCCGTTGGCCAGTCCTGTTGGTGGTGCGTCAAAGCCTGTAATACCACCTGTGCCGTTAACTGATGTAATTGTAAACACGCAATCATTGGCTGGTGTAGCGCCACCTAAGTTAGTGCCTAATATTTTAATCTGATTGCCTACCACATAACCTGAACCTGCGGCTGTTATATCTCCACGTGCTGGATATGCTTTATAACGTGAGCCAACTTGTTGCACAGTAATACGTGCGCCAGAACCAGTGCCAGTTACGGCTTGCGTTGCACGGTTAGTAAAGTATTGGTTAGGTGAAGCTATCCAACGTGGACTTTCACACGCAAAGGTAGCGGAGTTAACATCACGTGGTGCGTTCCAAATATCTAAGTCATAACGATAAGCCAACATCTTATTTGGCACACCATTTGTTGCTTCAGTAGTTGGATAGTAAATTTCAACTTGGTTCTTGTAAGTGTTGACTTGCATGAACACACGATCAACATACAGTGGATCTAACTGATCAAAGAACCATTGCTTAACACGCTGGTTACCAAGACCAGTAAAATCTTGACCATTGAATACCCAGATGTCACGTGCGTCAATACCATACACTAACTTGTCTGTGTTTGCCCAGCAGTTGCTTGAAAGCAATCCACGACCTTGGTTGAACAATCGCACACCTAGGATAGGCGTTGTTGTGGTTGAGTAGTTGATTGGTGAAAACACCACAGTGTCCCAATATGAACATACGAAGAATTGTCCGTTACATGGAAACGCATCAAGTGCTCCACCACGAAGCGGAACATCAAGCTGGTTGGCTACGTTTAACACAGTTGGCTCCCATGTTGCTGGTGCTTGGTTTTGTCCAAAGCGTTGTGACCATTGTACAGCAACAGGATATTCTTTTACTTCTCCATCAAGTGTTGTTGCTGTCAAATTGCCAGCTACTAAAATGTTACCTACGTTTGGAGTATTGTATAATCTCATAAACTTGGCGTACACTGATTTCCAATTTGGGTCATAGTTCCAAGAATAGCGTGGAGCAACAGAACCACCACCTGGATAGGCTGCGCCAGGTGACGCTGTGTAATTGATGGTTGTCATTGTGCTTGACACAACTGTGTAGAAACCATCGTAAAAGTTATTGACTTCTGAAATACTGATTTGATCACCAGCTGAGTAAGGTGCTGTTTCATATGGACCACCTCTTACTGTTGTTGAACCTGCTGATTGACTAATGCTAACAGTCCATGTGCTACCTGAACCAGTGCCTGAAATGTTGTTTAAGATTCGTGTGCCAACAGTTATGCCAGTGCCACTTACATATTGACCAATTGCAACAGTACCAGCAGTGACTGTGCCAATAGTAAGTGTTGTGCCTGATATAGAACTGCCTGTACTGACAAAAGTGTTTTCTAATGTTATTTGTTGCACTGTTGGACTAACATAAGTGATAGTGTCAATGCCTACAGGAAACAAGTTTGAATACGCAACCATCTGCGGATATTGCACACCTTCTTCTTCTGGCCAAAAGAAAGGAGGATTTTGTTCGTCATTAAAAATAGGCACTGTGCCTGACCAAGCTTCAGTAATGTTCTGTGCTTGTGTATAAGTGCCAACTCCACCAGGTGGAGTAATTTCAGTCCAGTTTACAGCGGAACTGTTGGTCTCACCGTTTGATGCCCACCACTTACCTTCGTTGGTTGCTACAATGAAATAAAAGTCATTGGTTACGCCAGGTATTGGTTGACGGAAACCACCTGAAATGTAAGTAGGTGTTCCTGGCACTCCATCAGGTAATGTTGCTGATTCACCTGAAATAGCTCGTATGCCACGCACATCAGTTTCAATGTTTAGTCCATCGTTGTATTCATTTGGTCCTAATGCCGCAGACGGAACGTCTGGCGTAAATGACATTTTAGCAAGTGGAATACGCACTTCATTCAATGCTTTTTTTGGTTGCCCCATCTTGAGAGAGTCCTTAGTAATATGGAGTATTTAGTACCAAAGAAAAAGCCCCAACGCTTCACAGCGTGAGGGCTTCTTAGGACTATGATTGTTTTACATGAAAAAGAAGAATGCCCTACTCATGTAGTCTTACAGCATTGCTTCACGTTTACTTATTGCGTTCGTCTTTGTCTTGCGTCTTCAATTCAGGCTGTTTTGGCTGTTCTTGTTGTGGTGCAGGTTGAACAACGGGAACGGGCTCTGGTACTTTAGTTTGTTCTTTGTAGTTCATTATGCCTGACGCAACGGCACTTGAAATAGCTATGGCGTAAATCATTTTATCATTGTCTTTCATAGTAGTAGTTATTGTTTCTGAATCCATTGGCCTTGCTGATAATCAAAGTAACGGTCAGCGTGGTCATAATAGTGCAGGTTGGTCAAACGTGTGATCTGATCTTGTTTGTAGGTTGCAATTAGTTTGATTGAACCTACAAGCACACCTAAGAACAATCCTATAAACATCGCACCAATTATTGTTGACATAATTCAATCCTCTTTTGTTTGAACATGTATGTATTATAGCAAAGAGTAACGAAAGTGTCAAGTCTTTTGGCAAAATTAAATTTGATTAAGATTCAAGTTGTGGTCCTAAGACATGCGTTTCTAATACTTCAGTTTGCATACGCAGTGATTCTCTTTGTTTTAATAATTTTAACGCCTTCTTACGCTGATGTTTTTGTGCTTTTTGTATTTTATTGTGTGCTATTGCTTTATGATTAATAATCCAACCTTTTAATGAAATATCAAATATAAATGCTAGATAATCTATTTTGCGAATACGATCGCATAATTGCAAACTAAAATGTTGACATGCTAAGTTAATGCACTCTTTCTGATGAATTACTTTGCGTATTGTCTCATTTTCAATTTTAAATGCTTCTGCTTTAGTATCATACGCACCTAGGATTATCTTGTTAAATTTAACACCGTTTAACATTAAATGTTTTACAAGTTCACTGGAACTTTGGTAATGAATGTCATCTTCTGGCAGACACTTACATGATCTTGATCCAATATAAAACGCATCTTTAGCAGTCATCATGTAAACATAATAATATTTGCTCATAACGCTTTAGATTCTTTCAAACGCAGTACTAGTTCATGTGCTTCACGTTTAACACGTTCTCTCCAACGCTTTTGGCGTTCAGCATTAGTCATTGCTTTACTATAAACTGTAGGGCGCCCCATTTTCTTTTTTGGTTTCTTGATTTCCATTTTATTTTCCTCTTGATAAATGCCAAGCCATTTCTTCTCTATGACGGCGGGCTCTTTCTGCTGTTTCATCTACTACTGGAACGGCTTCTGTCCAGGCATTGTGTGCAGTATGCACAAGTTGAATACCATCACCATAATCCATGCTTAATATACTATTAATGTTTGGCAAGTTAATTGCACGGCGTGTGCAAAAACCATCATGTACCCATAACAGTATTTCAGCATCTTTAACGTATTCCATTACATGTTTAATCATTCTTGCTTCAGCTTGCTGATATAAAAATGCTAGTAAACGTTTACGACTTAACTTGCCATTGTTTGATACTACTGGGTCAATTCTATAATTTGGTTCAATTTCTAGTACTGCATCACAAATTTGTTTGCCAATTGCATCTTGCTCTGCAATAAACTCTACAACCCAAGGATGATTGCAAAATGCTTCTCTTGATCCTTTGTCGTAAATTACGCCAGCCAGTCCTTTGGTCTGTAACACATCATTTTCATAATAAGCATTGCTTTTACGAGCACCAAACCCAATTGCTGTTAGTGCTTGCTTAATGATGTTTAGTTTATGTTCATCAGATCCTGCTGTATCTACAAGTGTTTCTACTAATCTATTACGAACTGTGTGCTTGTCATTGATTAATTCCCTTGTGCAAATGGTGCCACTTGGTGTATCATATTTGCCTAAATCTTGAATCATTCTCAACATGTAAATTTGCCAAGCATAAACGGAACTGCGTAAGTCATAACTGTGATGTGTGCCTAATGCCGCATGACGCACAACTGCTGGACAGTTTTGCAAATTGATACCACCATAATAAACACGTCCACTATCAGCTGGCTTGCGTAGTTGTGGTAATTTGGCCCATTTATCATCAATTCTAAACTTTTCTGCCACTGCCATAATATTCATTGCACTCTTCTGAATATTCTTAACACGGCATTGCAATATAAATGCACCAATACTGTCAAGATCAATAGGAGTCCAATCATAAGCATCAGCTATTGCTTCTACTTGTGATTGAATTGCTTCAATCCACATTTCTTCCCAATCCATTTCAAATAGTACCTTTACTTTTGTTAATGAGCCTAGTTTGCCTAAGGCTTTGTTTTTTGATCCTTTAACTCTGATTTCAATTAGTGGAAATTGCTTGTGCAAAATAGGCCACCAATATTGCTCTTTGCCTCTTGATCCAAAACGACCACACGCTACATTAAGTTTTTCTGTGCTTACTGGATACAAATCTAACTTAACATCCATTGGATCACGCAACTTGTAATTTGCGGCTATTTCTTTTATTACTGCACGACGATAACGATCTGCTATCAAATGCGGATCACTGCGTAAATTTGGAAAGCTCAACTTAATGAATTGAGCTACCAAATCTACATTACAAATTTGATCTAAGTCCACGAAGGGGCTCCTTATTAACTTCTTACTTCAACTACTCTAAGCAATGCCATAGGTGGCATTGCTATTACTTCAACAATTATACTATTAGCCTCACGACTGAACAATATTGCTGACCGCCAAACCTCACGACTGATTACTCAAACAAATCCTCAATCATTTGGTTCAACTTAGCTACTTGAGCCTGTAGTTCTATCTTAGTAGGCTTAACTTTCTTTGCTGGTTGTGGTGCGTTGTGTGTAATAAATGGACGATTTGTAATTTCAGCAACGATGTCCTTGATAGCCATAGCACCACGAAACGCTGGTTTGTTGTAACCAGTTTTGTTGTAAGGTTTTGTAATAGCTTCACCTTTGTCAATGCGTGTTGCAACAGTTACAGTATCTTCGTAAATGTGCGTGTGCTTGCGAAAGAACTCTGGATGGCTTTGATTTAGTTCACCATACAGCTGGCACCAAGCGGACCATACTTCAGGTTTAACTGCGTGAATGCAATGCGCCCAAAAGTCTTTGTCATTGTGTACGTCACCATTTAAGTGTGCCCAATGAGGACGCATACTGTTGACCCAGTTTTCAACTTTGGTAAAGTTGTTAATAAATTGTAGTTCGTTCATTTGTTATCCTTTGTTTGTTGTGTAACACTTGATCTTTGTGTTACTATATTATATATGCAAGACGTAACGAAAGTCAACTCAAATAGGTGAAAAATTGCAAATTTTGAACAAACGCAATTTGACACTTGCCAAATAAAATGCTTAAATACACTTATGCGCTACCTGCAATGGGCTAGTGCTAGGGTTGCACTCATATCATGTTCTTAAAGCCATTAGAATGTACTCCGTAAGTAAATTAGGTTCGTTATCCTCTTTCCTAGTTTACACTGCAACCTGGTAATTTGTGCCTGGACAGTCTGATCAACTGTTTACCGTGAGTTTTAGTAAGGCATTTCTCACAAAAGGGCCATTTTATTTTTTGCGTTTTTGACCCCATAACCAGTACTTTAGTATGATTGTCAGATACATAAGAGTATGAGCACATTCTACAAAGAACAAGTGGCCAAGGCCCACATAATGATCACCATGTATCTAAATGACGCACTGGCCCACCCTGAGTGCAAAGGTGCTTACCAAGCGATCCAAGTTATGAAGAACTGTGTGGAGGATGCGTACAGTCAAATACTAGGAGGTGAAGGCTTTTTAGTAGACCTTGACTTTGAAGAAGATGATGACAATTAAACCGTTCTAAAAAACCATGCATAGCGGTACCGCTAGACGTGAAAAAAGCACCCTAAAAAGGTGCTTTTTCTATTTTTGCCTGTTTTACGCCTGATCAGTACCTACCCCCTTAGGCGTCAATAATCAGATGTAAGTTCTTCAATAAATCTACCACCACTTAATCTTATAACTGTAAATTCAGCGGTATTGAACCTTTCATTCAAACGTTCAGCCAAGTTGAATGCATGACCTGGCTCAGGAAAACTTACTTTGTTGTACTTGCTGTTAGGATATCGTTTGGTCATATCACGGCGGCGAATCTTGATAGGTTTACCTTTGTAGTACACTGAGTAAACTGCATCTGCTTCGCACACTTCAAACATCATTCCTGATGGTTCTAGTTCATCCAATAGCACTTTTGGCTTTGGTCTCGCCATTATTCTTTCCTCCTCTTGATTGCCCTACACGCCCAGCCCATTTACTTACAGTAGCTCTTGTTGTGTTGTGTTTTACTGCTATTTCCATAAATGTCATTTCACCAATAATAATATCTTGGATCAATGCTTCTCGCACACTGTCATCCAACTTGCTTACTGTTGTTAACGCAGGTAAATTGTTTTCCCACTTTTGCTTAACGTATGAAATTGCTTGTGGTTCAACATTAAACTCATGTGCTAAACTTACAACACTGTCACCACGTTCAAAACGTTGATACAACAACTCATGGTCTAATCTTTTATTGCGTGGTCTTCCATCAACGTCCGCAGGATTGGCGTACACTGCTTCACCAGGAAACGCCCACCAAATCCACTGTGCGCCTGACTGCTTGAATGCACGAACCCATGTCAATATTTCATCAGGCTCAGCTTCAATGGCCATGCCAATAAAAGATACCAAGCGACTGTTGCTGTTACCACGTTGTATACCTTTAGGCAAGTCAAAGAAACGAAACAGTGTTTTGCGGTTACCAGTGTCAGGTAATCTTGCTCCGTCACGTTCCCACAGTCCAGCTACAGCAATTGATTGAGGATGCAGTGAGCCTGCAGATATGCCAAGCTCTTTGCCTTTGCCTATATCTAAAGCACGAAGGAGCCAGGCTCTTGGGGAACCTGCTCCTGTGTTAAGACCAACTTCAACGTTAGTCTTAGTGTTGATCCAAATGTTTTCTTTCATACCATTATATATTACTATAACGGACAGTGTGTTGGATCTTATTTTAAGTGTGTTATAACGTACCCTAACATTGCCAGCAAAGCAACAACTACGCTACCACCTGATGCAATGATAGTTTTAAACTTTTCATCTTTGGCAGCTTGTAGCATAACTTTGACTTCACCAAAACCTTTACGCATTTCTTCTTTTAAGTCTTGCACATCAATGTTTACTTCTTGCACTTTAGACTCTATGCGAGTCATACGATCATCAAGTTGTTTGTATCGCAATTCGCATAGGTCTACATGTATCTCTAATGAGTCGCGTTCCGTTGACATTTTATGCTCCAATTGGCACTAGCGTAATAAACATACTTGCGGCTGCTGGACCAAATGCTGTTGCCGCATAAGTTGGCAATGTAATTGATGTATCACTTACAGCATACATCAATTCCCAATAGTCAGTTGTGTTGGCACTGGATATCATGTTGTCCCAACCTGCAATGGTAGCCGCACCTTTAACCACAGTGACCTGACCCATTGAATTTGGAACATCAGTACCATTCTTACGCCACCAGAAATAACCAATATGGTCATTGCCGTTGTCTGCGTTGTCAAGTTGAACACTGAACTGTAGTTTATACATACCAGCCGCACCAGGAATAATACGACTTGTGCTACCAACAGTTGCAATGTTAGAAAAGTCTGTAATACCCAACGCAATTGGGTAAGCATAAGCAGTATTTGCTGCCACTGGCGTTACAGTTGTGTTGTATTGCCACTGACCATACACACGGTTGTAAACAAGGTTGTTGCCAACTACGTTTGCTGTAGTTGAACCACTTTGGAATGTAAACTGGTCTGAACGATAGTTTGCAGTTGCTGAACTGTGTTCAATAAATGTTACACGGTTTGTGTTAGTTAATGGCTGTCCTGTGACAAAGCCACGCACACGTAATGCAGCCGCACCAGTTACGTTTGTAAGGCCAATTGTACCTGCGGCTGCGGCTTGGTTACCTGCGGCTGGGATATACATACCCATTGCTGTGCCAGTTGTGTTTGAAAACACTGCCCAACCAGTACCATCAAATTTTCCTGCTGTTGAACCAGCAATAGTAACTTTTGAGTTTACACCAAATGGAGCGGCTGTTTGTGTTGCATAGTTAAACTGAACACGATTGCGTGTAAATGTTAAACCAGTTGTAGTTCCTGATGTAGTTGCAATTGGGGCACCACCTGGAGTTGCACTTAATGTAAATGTTGTAGTTGGGTTAGCACCTGCTGTAACATAATACAAGTTACCATCAACATAACCTGGAAACGTCATTGTACCAGTTAGTGTTCCTGTTACACGCACTACGTCATTGCGGCGCACGTCAGCAGATGTGTTTGTAAACACACCAGATCCGCTTGACACAACAGAACCAATTGTTATTACCTGACGTAAAATGTAGTTGCCGCCTTGCACAGCGTTAGCAAGTGTAAATGCTGTTTCAACAGGTGTTTCAGTTGCCAAACTTTGAATTTGTAATGGGTGAAACGCTACTAAGCCGCCACCTTGATTTTGTGAAGCAACATAGTTTGTAAAGCCTGTAGTAGCATAACCAGTAAAGTTAACAGTTCCCATTACATCGCCTGAAGCTGAAGTAGTAGGAGTAGTGTTTGTTCCTTGTGCGCCACGTAATTGGAATGAAGCACTAGAGTTTGCCCCAGCTGCCGTATCACTTTGATAATATGTTAATGAACACTGAGCACCATAACCATTGTTGGTAGCATCACTGTTACTAAAAATATCAACACCGTTGTTAGCTGTTACTGAAGTTAACAACGCTGGAGGAACTACGAATGCGTCATTGCGTGTGTATTCAATAGCACCTTTAACACGACTAGCATCTTCCATAACAGTTACAGCAGATATTACTCGTCCTGTTCCGTTTGGATCAAGAATAATATCACCGTTTGTGTTTGTGCTTGCAATAGTGTTGTCTGTTGCTACACCCACTGTTAGGTTACCAGCACTCACGCCAGCAAAGCTTGGTGTGTCGCCTGTGCCTACACTTTGACCAATAGCAACACTTACTTCTGTGCCGCTGATCTGTGCAACGCTTACGCCAGTGCCACTGCTGATCTTAACTGTATCAGTAGTAGAATCTGAACCAACCAAGTTTAGGTTGGCACCACCAGTTGTTGAACTTGCGTTGAAATCATAAGTGGTGTTTGTGTCAGTTGCGGCAATAGTAATTGTGTTAGCATCTGTAGCTGTTACTGTTACATTTGTGCCATTGGCAAATTTAACACTGTCTGTTGTGCTATCTGAGCCAACTAAGTTAAAATTAGCACCACCAGTTGTGCTAGAAGCATCAACAGTGTAAGTTGTGCCAGGATGAGCATCTACATAAGCTTTGTCAGTTAAATCTGTTGAATTGGTTACGCCAGCTGGATTAACTGTGGCATACACAGTACCGCCATCAGCAAACGCAACAGCATCACCTGATGGTCCAACTACACCAGCTGTATATTCACCAGTCTGAATGCGAAGTGGATCTGTACTGCCGCGAGCCTGAATACTGATAAACTTACTGTTATCTATATCATTGGTGCTAAACGTACTGACAACAGCTTGCGCTGAACTAGTTGCATTTGGTGATAATACACGAAGTCCAGATGCATTACCAGTTGTTGATTTGATAACTGGACGATTGTCTGCATTGTTGTTTTCACTATATTCAATAGTGGTGCCTTGTGCGATGTCAATTTCTGTGCCACCAACTTCAAGGCCATTCTTTACTCTAAAATTCTTATCTGCCATGGTTCCCTATCCCCATTAAATTACGATCAACTGTCTGCTGATCTTATATGTTGTTACAGCATTTACTGGTGTAACCTGTAACAGCACGTTACCACCTGAAATAGTAACTGCTATGTCTGTTAAACTTGCGTTGCTGAACATGTCAGCATAAACTGTTTGATATGCTGTTGTGCCATTGTGCATTACAAGCACTTCCATTACTTGCACATCTGAACCACTGCTTACGCTGATCTGATATTTGGCACTGCGATATGTAGCAACTGCAAATGAATCTAGTGTTTGTAACGGTGTTGTTGCTGAAGTTATTAATTGTGTGCTGTCTAAGTAAACACGGTTGTCAATGTTAACTTGAGAAAATACAAATGAACCAGCTGTTAGATAACCAACTGTGACCAAGTCTGTAGTTGCGCTTGGACCAGCTGGGTTGATACTTGCATGAGCCGCACCTGTACCATCAACGAATACTAAACTATTACCTGATGCACCTAATACGCCAGCAGTATATTCGCCAGTAACAAAGCGCAATGGTGTTGTTGCATTACCACGTGCTTGTAAACTTAAGAACTTACCATTGTTGTTGTCATTGGTATTAAATGAAGTTAAGTTAGCAACGGCTGCGGTTGTTGCATTTGGTGCTAATACACGGAAACCAGAACTGTTACCACTTGTGCTCTGAACAGCTGGACGATTTAGACGGTCATTGTTTTCATCATACAAGAATGTAGTAGCTTGTGCCAAGTTGTAGTCACCTGGGCTGGTAACGCTACCATCAGATTCTAATTTGAATGTAAATGAACCATTGACCAATTCACTGCCAGGAGTAGTAGCAATAGCATTGTCCACATATAACTTGGTTGCCAAGTCTGAATTAACTGTGGTACCACTTGGGTTTACAGTTGCGTATGTTGTGCCACTGTCAATGAATGCAAGGCTTGTGCCGCTTGGATTCAATACACCACTGATGTATTTGCCTGTTTGAATACGAAGTGGATCAGTGCCGCCGTTGTTGGCTTGAATGTTAATGAATGATCCATTGTCTAAGTCACTTGAACTAAACGCTGAAATAACACCACGTGAACTGCTTGAAGTATTTGGTCCAATTGCTCGCATACCAGATGTGTTACCTGTTGTGCTTTGAAAGTTTGGACGATTAAAACGGCTATTAGCTTCACTGAAAGCTATTGTTGTGCCTTGCGCTAGTGTAACAGTGTCACCATCAACAGTTAAGTCGTTATTAACTGTAGTAGTTCCAGTGTCTTCACCAATGCTTAGTGTAGTAGCGTTTCTAAATGCAAACACTGTTGTAGGAGCATTTAGTAAATTGAATGTACCAGTAGTGTCAGTGTATAGTGTATCAATGCCTGCTAATTTAATATCACCACTGGTGCTACCTAAACGCAATTCACCACTTGTTGTTGTAATTGTTTGATTGTCAGCTACAGCAATAGTAATGTTGCCAAAGTCAGCTGACTCTGCTACCAACGCATTGTTGATAGTAGTTGTGCCTGAACCAGCACCAATGTTAACTGCGGTTGCCGCAAGACCTAAATTAATTGTTGTTGCGTTAGCTGGAAAAATATTGCCAGTTGTAGCAGTGGTTAAAATGTTGCCACTTAGGACTATCAAATCACCGCGGACTACTACGTTACCACTGCTATCTGGAATAGGTGTGGCCGCACCACCATACAAACTTGTTGAGTTAGTAGAGCTTGTATTTTGTTGTGTTACTGTGCCATATAAACTTGAAGAACTTGTCATTATCCGCTGTCCTTATTTGATGTTGTATTGGCGATATTGTCTTGGTTGCCATACACTTGTCAAACGAGTGTGACCACCTGACCACTTACCAAGGTTATTTTGATCCTCAACAGTATTCATAGCTGCCTGGAATTTCATTTCATACACTTGGGCATCAGTTTCATTGTGACGCTTGATGTAATATTCGCGTAATGTAGAATATACATAACCTTCTGGCCATGTTTGTAAGACTGCGTTGTTTTGTACTGTTAGGCCAGTTTGTGTGATACCTGTAACAGTACCGCCATCTGGACCTGTGCCACCAGTTGTAGTTGCTGTAATGCTTGTTGGGCTAACAATGCTAGTTACAGTTGTAACGCCACCTGTACCAAATGATCCAACACCATCTGTTGCGTAAATTGTATCGCCAACTTGTAAGTCACCTACGCTAGTCATACCACCTACACCAAATGTCCACGGACCTGTGCCAGTAATGCCACTCACGCTACCAGTAGCAGAGATAACTTCATCTTCTAATGGTGCGAACAACAGTGGCCATGCTTTGTAATAATACATGTTGATCAAGTCACCTTCAGCAACATATGGCAAGAATTGATACTTGTCATATACTTCAGAGAACTTACCACGGATAACTGCTGGTACGTTAACAGGTTGTAGATACAACTGTGCAATCATACCTTGTGTAATAATATCACGATCACCAATGCGGTCATACACAATCCAAGGACCTGTCTGACTTGATTGCTGACCAGTTGTAGAAAATACTAATGTGCCACTTACTGTGCCTGTGTTAGCAAGATTCAATGTAATAACACTGCCTATGCCACCAGAGCCAGAAATGTTTGTAATTGATGCACCAATAGCAATGCCTGTTCCTGTTACTAACATACCGTTTGTAAGAGTCTGACCAGGAACAGATGTTAATGTAATAGTTGTTTGGCCACTTGTGCCAGATGCAGTTGCTTGTGTTGTAACTTGTTGACCTTGTTTGAAAAACAAGATTGGTTTGTTCATGTCGCCTGGAATAGGAATGCGACCGTTCTGATCAGCAATACCAATGTTCTCTGGTGCATATGGGTCTGAACGTAATGCTGGTAGTTCAATGTTACGCATGGACATCTCAGCCATGAAGATACACTGTTTAATTTCTGCGTCATTTGTGCTACCAGTAAAGTCTTTGATAAACTCTACTAAGGCGTCACCAGTTGGTATTGTAAACATTCTTTAGTTTCCTTTGAAATATCTTTTCTCACCCTTTTTAGTAGGATAAGGTACGTTGAGTGGTATTGGCAATTTGCCACCTGGATAGCACACATACTCAGGATACTCTGTTTCTACTACTCTGTAGAATTGTGCTTTTAATGTGCGGTCGTTTTTGAGTGCGTTCCATGGAATGCCATCAAAGTATTGGTCTGAAATACGAATTGCAATAACTGATGGTAAATCCATCCACTTCCATGTTAACTTGCCATCATCACCAATAGGTGCTAGCGGATCTGGCACACCTGCTTCTGCGGCAGCTCTGTAATTTCTGACACCTTGTTTAATTGCTTCAGTGTTCATTTGTTCGCGTTTGATGTAAAATTTACCATCTTCGCGTCCAGTTGTTACTTTAATGTTATTGCCTTTGTTCCATGCTGTACGGCTCCAATCGCCCTTCATGCTACGATAAAGATCGTTGTTTTTTAGCAGTTTGTCTGCTGTTCCATTATGGTTTGTAATCATACCCCCATGATCTTGACGCCAGTAGTCATAGTTCTTTTCTGGGTCGTTATCGTTTAGGTATTCTGGTTGGTTAATATCGCTCATAGTGTTATTTAGTTCAATAAGAAAGGACTCCTAAGAGTCCTTTCTGTAACACAACTTAATCCGTTAAGAATTAAGGAGTAACATCGCCAGGGCCAATGTTTGTGCGGCTTACATAAGCGGCACTACGTGCACCAGGTAATGAACTTTGTGCAGTTGTACCTGCTGTGATGTTGTTTAATAGACCAACACCTGCTGGGTTACGCACGATAAGTGTCCCTTCCATAATGAACTGATCCAATGAAGCATCCGCATTTGAAAAAACTTCATTATTAGGACCTAGGTCACGTAAAGAACCCCACTGAACTACGTCTTCGTTCAAGAAGTAGATAGCGTTAGGGTTGATCTGATCCATAATCCAAGAATCAAAGATCTCGTATGTGTAGTTGAAGTCGCCTTCGTAAGTCTGGATTGTGTCACCACGAGCAGAATCAACACGGTTGATACCACGTGATTGTGTGATGTTATCAGAAATACTTGTGCGTAGGCTTGTTGGAGCAACTACTGTGCGGATCTTAGCATTGTAACGCTGTTCAGCAACAGTTACCAATTGCTTGTATAAAGCTGGGCTGAAGAATTGGTTAGTGAAAGAACCACCTAAGAAAGAACTACCGTTAGCGTAAACGCGGAATGCGTTAGAAGCTTGAACTGCAACGTCAGTATCTTCGTTGTTGATGAATGTGTCAACACCACTTAGTGAACCAGAACCTGCGGCTGCGTTGATAGAGATTGTACCAGCAAAAGATGCTAGAGAACCCATACGACGACCTGTTTGGCCACTTGGTAGACCAGAAGCAGAACCAGACTGACCTGCATACTTTGTACCAATTTGGTCTGCGCGAACTAATTGTAGTTCAACGTCAAACATCAATTCAATTAACTGCTTAACTTCTTGGTAAGCTTGTGGATCTCCACCAGCCTGCATAACAGCACGTGCAGTACCGCTTGAAGCGATAGTTGTACTGAAAATCTGTGTGTAGTTACCTAAGTTGTAACGACTGTTAGATTCTGCATTGCTTGTAGAAACAGCGGCACCTTCTAATTGTGCTTGAACTGCTGGAGCACGATAGATATCGTCTGTCCATAGTGGTAAAGTGCTGTTAACTTTACGCTTCTTTGACATCGCCATGTTTAGAACAGGAGTGTCATCTTTAACACGGTTAGACACATCTAGGTCTAAGTCTTTGACAACGATGTCTGAGCCATATGCTGTTGTACCGTTACCAATTTGACTGGTTGTAATTTCTGCCATGATTATTTTTCCTTTAAATCATTTATTATCTACCACCTCTTCCCTGACGCAATCGTTGCAACTGGGCTACTAAGAGGTTGTCTGCGGCTTTCTTATCACCGCTCTTGGCTTGTTCACGAAGTTTGGCAATATCACCGTCTCCAGATTGTTTGCCTGGGCTTGAACCACGGCGCTGTGTAAGTGCCGCCATACTAGAACCTGCGCTCTTAGTATTTGGTTTATCGCGATACTTTAGTCCATCACGTACTAAACTTAACAAGGCTTCATCTGAACTAATCAGATCAATATTAGGAACTCCAGGCACTATTTCACTCTTAGCACTAGGCCAAAGTTTTGCAATCTTTTCACGAACTTCGTTGTACACATACTCGTTTTTCAATTCCTTATCTTGGAAATTCTTACGAGCATACGCTAATTGCTCACTAACCTGTTGCTGGCGTACTTGACGAAACTGCTCTACCGCTGGTTGCAACTGCTGAATAACAGCTTGTTGCTGGCGAATGTATTGCTCGTTCTGTTGCATACTTGCCTGAATTCTTGCTCTTTGCGCTGGGTCGTTTGTCTGTGCTAGTTGTTGTTGGAAAGTGTTTTGATAAGATTGTGTTTTAATAATCTCGTCATAAGCACCTTGCAATTTAGGTTGCACAGTAAACTCCATTGCTAGAGTTAAGCCTTCTTGTCTTGTACGGACATCGTTTAAGTATTCGTCAAACTCTGCACGTTCAATCTTTAACTGTCTTGCTTCTTCGTGTATTGCAGAACCCTGACCTAGAATTGCCGCAGCCTTCTTAGCGTCAATTACAACTTCTTTGCCATTTTTCATGAACTTGAATTTGGCTTGAGGATTAGACTCAGCAAATTCTAAGAAGTCAATTAATTCTTCGCTAGTACTATCATTACTCGTGTTGCTTACATGTTCATCATGGGCTTCAGTTTCTTGATTGCCTTGTGCATATTCTGTGTCGCTTGATTCAGCAACTTCTGGCACAGCATTTTCGCTGTCTGGCGCCACAGGGCTTGATGATTCTGCCGTTTCATCTGCTCCTGTTGCAGTTTGTTCAGTAGCACCAATTTGATTACGTAATGTCTGTTCGCGCATTGCGGTCATCTTAGCGGCTATAGAATCTAAACTTGGAACTGCACTTTGAGTATTGGCCGCGCTTGTTGCGTTAGGCGTGCTCGTTGTCATATCTGTCATTTCAATTTTTCCTTTACGTTGGGCCCTTGCGGGTTACCTTGTAAGTTTATTTAGTATCTTGTTATGGCTGGTTGTCAGCTGATTCAGCTTTTACCATCACATTTTTTTTGTAAACAGCACTTTTCAATGTGTTTATAAAACTGTCAATACCACTTAGTTGATTGGCAAGTGCAATACGTTCTGCATTTGCTTCAACTGTATGGCTACGTATATTTGCCATTGCTTCATTTACTTCAAATCTAAAGTGATGTATAAACATAGCCAAGTCGCGATTTGTTAGCAATGCTTCTGCTAAACTACCATATTGCTTAACAGCATCGCGCTGGCTTGGCGTTAACTTTTTAGGGTTACTTGTATCTATAGTGAGCCTACGATTGTAGGCATCCACTGCTTCTTCACTGATCATTTCTATTCCTTTTTAAAATCTTAACTATAAACTTTTGGATCACCCATTGCCATAGCCATAAAGTCTAACTGTGATTCAGCATCCTCACCTGCAACTTCTGCGGCAATTTGCTGTGCTTTAACTTCATTAAGTTTAGCAACGCTCATGTCCTTCTGATCTGCTGGACTTGGCTCACGGTTTTGTGCGGCTTCTTGACCTGCTTTAATCATTTGTTCTACTTCTGCATCAGTTGCTAGGTAGCTGTCGCAATCTTTAACACCTAGCACATACAGAGTATCAGCAAATGGTTTCTTGATCTTCTTGTACATTTCAGGTGTAAGTGTGCCAGCTTGGACCATTGCTTGAACAGTTTGGTATAGATCGCTTTGGCACTTTTGAATAATTTGTAAACGACCTATTGCGTTTTCATCACTCATCATACCAAGTGCTAGTTCTAAGTGAACTTGTTTACGATCACAGAAATTCATGTCATCCCAAGCCATGTAATCTAAGAATACAGGCTGTTTATCAGGATGTGAACTTGCGGCTAATTTCTTAACACCATAATCATCGCCATATTGGATCAATGTGCGCCATACTAACCATAGTGCTTCACGTAGACCTTCAGCGGCATTACGCACTGTGTTGTCTTGAATAATTTGGTTAGGACTTAGAGCCATTTGAAGTTTAACACCTGAGTTACCTGGTGCCATTACTTCTGGATTGAATACGTCTTGTGGTGTAGTCATACCTACCATGGCCATAGTATCTTGTTGGATACGGTTCATTGCAACTTCTAAGAATTGTAAGTTGCCTGCTGGAGGTGGCATTTGATAGATGTCTTTTGCTGGATCAAACTTGCTGTCTAAGATAAAGATAGCGGCTTCACCGTCTTGCATCATTTCAAAGTCAACACGGTCTGGCTTAACACCAATACGTGGAGTAGCAGTTAATAGACCCAACTGGATTTCAGCACGAGCGGCTGAAGTGTTGTATTCTTGCATTGGAATAACTGATTCAGCAATGCTCATACCATAGAAGTTGCCAGGTAGTGGTTTTGGACACATGTTAGCAACAGGAATAAATTCTACTTCACGTGCAGAGATAATGTATGAACCTGAGTAAATTAATTCTACTAGTTCTAGTTCACCATCACCGTCAATGTCATACTTGTTCCATACTGTAACAATAGATACTTGTCTGCTGTCTGGGTCAGCACTTGCGGCTGAACTTACTGGAATACCCATAACTGGCACAGAGTCACGAGCATGAATGGCCAAGTTGTTTAGTACTGAACCTGCTTGGTAAGCGCCGTTCATGTTGTATTCAGCAAACTGACGGAAGTTTTCTAAGTCACCTTGAATGCCTGGATATAATTCACAAGCTTCTTGGATTGTCATTGGATCGTAGTAACCGCAGAAAGGTTGATCTTTCATTTCAGGAACTGTTGGATCACAAATCCAGTAGTGCTGTGCAATAGGGTGGAACTTGATGTTGATATTGTAGCCAGTTAGTTTGTACTTGGCCTTGTAGCTTGTATTGCGCTTGATAGCTTCTTGAATAATTGCGTCACGATCAGCTAAGTCAGAAACTTGTGCTGTCATTGCTTCTGCTTCTAGTTCAACATCATCTTGATCTGTTTCTAAACCAGTTAGGAACTTGTCTTTAATTGTTTGTTGAAATGCTTGATCTTGTTCACCTAATAACTGTGTAATTTCTGCCATGGCCTTGACCATGTCTACTGAGTCTTGACGCTTGCTTTGACGTAATGCTGTTAATCCTGAATCAGCGGCTTGTGCTTCAAAGGCACGTAATTGTTCTGAAGTACCAACAGTTTCAATGTAACGTGTAATTTGTTCACGCACTGGTTTGATCATCATCATACCATTTTTGTGCATTGCGGCATCCATAACCCAACGCTCTACAATAAAGTGTGGGTCATTCATTTGGTTAACAACTTTGCTAACCATGTTAGTTGCTTGACGGGCCGCTACTTCATCATCAGCACCATCTGCTACAAAGTCAAAGTTAATTTCACCATTGGGCATTAGTCCTTTGGTAATAACTGCTGTAGCATAGTCCACAACTGGTTTTACAGATGGGTGGATGTAGTCAATGCCGTTTACAGGGGCTGTAGAATCAGTAACAGCCAAACATAGGTAATGATAGTCACTTGCACGATTAACGGCATTTTTTGTCCCTAAGTAACGTAGGTAAGACGCCATCTTAACGTCCATTTGGTTTTTCATACGCACAAAGGTAGCATTAATCTTTTTGTTCTGATTAATGTCTTGCACGGGTATGTTCTTAATATCAAGCATTCTTAAAGGTTCCCTTTATTGATGAGTTATTTAGCATGATCAAAATTCACCTGGCAGGACAATCTTAGGCTGATTTGCTTCTTCAACTTGTTTTGCGTATGCTTTTGCTACTTGTAAATCACATGCTTGACAGTATTGTGATTCGTCTTCATCATCAAACTCGTAAATTGTGTGAGGTATTTCATTGGCTATACATGCCAATTCAAATACTTTGGCGTGCTTTTCACACATAATAACAGGGGGTTGGTCCCCTACTGTTGTTAAAAAGCGGCCTGTCTTTTCTAATGCCATATCTGTTCCTTATTCTGGTGAAAATGTTTTCTTCCAAGCGGGCTTGTTAGATTCATCTTTTGGTTTGTAATATTTGTCGCGTGCCGCAGCCATGCGTTGTGCAGGTGTGCGGTTATCCCATGGTTCTGCAATACCTTGCAAACAAGCAAGTAGCGCATAACGGCATGAGTCAATTGTGTCATCTGGATCACTAAAGCGACCTTGTTGATCCACATAATAGTTTTGTGCATCACTTAAAAACTGTGTGCAGTTTTCATTTACCATTAAGCTACCAACTTCAAGCATTTGGCGCATTTGGTTAATACCATAACTTTTATGGTTAGTAACACGCCCTTCTGAGTCTGGTGGGTTCATAATAGGTTTGTGATACACGTTTAATTCATAGCTTTCAAACAATTCACGTATTGAATTTGAACTCATTGTATAACGGCCTGGAGTACTAGCATCAGCAGGCAAAACGATAGGAGTACCAAAAACTTCAGGACGCAGTAAATGATTGATATACTGACTGGGGACAGCCTCTTCAATACCTTGCACAATAATTTGTCTATGTAAGTAAGCAACTCGTTCATATGGTTCCCAATACATTAAACTTATCACAGTTTGATCGTTCACCAAGCCCAAGTCAAGTGCAATAACACGCTGAATGTTTGGAATACGTGTAAAATCAATTTGACCTGTGGAGTATGTTGGCCATTCGCGGATTTGGAATACAGCACCTTTACCCATAACTGGCTTACCAGCAATACGTGCTTCACGTTCATGCGGCAAGTAATCACGCTCTAACTGACGGCGAGTCTCCTTCAGCAGGAATGGCATGCCCCAGGGATCATACTCTGGAACGTCATCCCAACTTACACGAATGTATTCATATCCTTCTTCTTTGTTCCAAAACTTTGATACAAGTCCGTTAAGGCCCTTTAGTGGTGTGAAAGAACACAACACTTTACCTTGTGTAGTAGCAGTACGTGTAACAATTTCTGAGAAGAAGTCATCTGGTGGCTGTTCGTCAAACACAGCAAGGTTCAATTTGAAACCCTGTAACTGACGAACTTCCTGCGTATAGTTTGCAAACAACAAGTAGCTGTTTGAGCCACTGACATGTTTGATCTCTACACCAATACAGTTAGCACCATCATTACGCATGGTCTCCTGTACAATGCAGTCGCGAGGAATGAAACCCGTGCCTAAGTTCTCTGTAATCTTGACATCTTGGGTTCCCAGCAGTTCATTCTGTAATACAAGCGCAACCTGACTCCACCCTTCACCTGCTACCATACAAGTGATAGGTTTGTTGAAACGATAGCCATTCCACCACGCAGGATATTGTCCTGTTAGGTGCATTGCTGTTTCTGCACAAGTTGATACTGTTTTGCCAATACGGTTGGCAGCTAGAATACCACGGCGTTCTGAATCGCCTGTGGCAAAGAAAGTAAGTTGATGTTCAAAAGGACGGAAGTACTTGAGTTGATTGTACTTCATGTCATCAGCAACATCAATTACTAAATCTTGTAATTGGTTTTGTAGATTAGATGGCCAGCGTTTATATGTTTCAGGAGCTACGTTGTTTGTATCTAATGCATAACGCAAGGCACGAGCCATTAAGGTTTCTGTGCCTGTCATATTACGCCCGTGGACACGAATCTATGAATTCATTTAATACATTGCGTAAAAACACCAAGTCATACAAATCAAACTTGTAATCAATTTCTGTATCACCCATGCCATCTTCATTTAGACGGAATGTTAAATGGCAATGTTCTTTATTGAGCCAATCACCTGTAATATCAAAGCTTGATGTTTCATTACTTGCTATGTTCTTCATCACTGTTCTCCTCTGGCATTGGAAACACTTGACTGA